GATTTTTGGCTCTGGAGGCACTTCTAAAGTTAATCAACAAAAATTAGTAAATTTTAAATAAGCATACAATTGTTTTAGTTGCAAGTTTTAAAATTAAAAAATGTTTATTCGTATAAATGTTCGTTAGTACGTTTGTTAGTGCGTACGTTTGTTTGGTGGGGGTGGGGGTTTAAGAAGTTGTTTACTATATCGGTTCGCGTACACGTGTAGAGTATTATCATTCTTCTTTACAGTCTCTCTATAAAAATTTCTAAAAATCTCAAAAACCTCTATCTAAACAAACCTCTCTCTCAAACCCATCTCTAAACCTAAACCTAAACTAAAAAAGACTTACGGGGGTACCCTTTAAGAAACTCTAGGAAGGACCCTAGATTTTGTGATATAATAACCCTAGGAAGGAGACTAATATGAAAGACAAGATAATTACAGGACTACTTAACCTAATAAAAGTAAAGTCTATAGTAACATTTGTATCAATGGGCATTCTAGTATATACCGTAGTAAATGATATCCTAGAGCCTGCGACTACTACGGCTATTATTATGTTAGTTTTCCAAAGTTTATTTTCTAAAGGAAAGGAGAAAGAGTAATGGACGGACTAGTTGTAAACAGAGGCTATAAGAGAATCACAAACCCCTACGGAAGTGGGCATAATGGCGTTGACATTGGCTGGTCAAGAAATGAGGCTGACAATAGGGTATATGCTAATAGTGTAGGAGTGGTCTATGAGGTTGTAGATGGGCACTCTCGTAACCCTAAAGCAAGTGGGGCTTCATCATGGGGTAACTACGTCTTAGTGCGTCACGATAACGGCTACTTCACTAGATACGCACATCTTAAGAAAGGCGTGCTTGTAAGAAGGGGACAGAAAGTTAACGAAAGTACCTTGCTAGGCATTATGGGAGATAGTGGTAAGACTACTGCTAGACACCTCCACTTTGAGGTATCTACTGACTACTCTAGTAGTGCTCGTATAGACCCAACGCCTTACCTTACTCGCAAAGTTACAGCAAGTGGAGTGTCTTACCAAGCATATGACCTTAAGAAAGGTTACTGGCTTCCTAGCGTCTTGTCAGGTACAGGACAGTACGCAGGTAACAAGGGTAATGCTATTTGCTGCTTTAGAGTTAAGAAGCTTACCTACCAAGCACATGACATGGTAAAAGGTTACTGGCTTCCATGGATAACTGGTGACGTATCTTACGCAGGTAACAAGGGCAACCCTATAGACGCTATAAGGATAAAGGGTGCTACATATCGCACATATGACAACGTTAAGGGTAAGTTCTTGCCTAGCGTTCACTCACTAGAGGACTATGCTGGTAACATGGGTCATGCCATTGGGGCTATAGAGATACTTAGTGTTGACGAGTAACTCTTTGTGTGATACACTTATGGTGGTACGAGAGTACCAGGGGAGTTTTTTCGTTGTATGCTTCGTTCTCTGAAGCAAATGGGAGTGCTTAGGCATTCCTTTTTTTGTGGGAATTTGGTATAATGAGCATAGGAAGGAGCTTACATGAATAACAAAGATGAAGAAAGCGTTCTTATAAAGAACCTTAGGAGTGATGAGAAACTTAATGAGAACCCAGGTAGGAAGATGGAGTTCGTTAGTATGGCTACTATGTTCTTAGAAGATTTTGCTAATAACATGTATAGGACCAGTATAGAGATGTATGACAAGATACCATACTACAGTATAGACATGTGGAGAGAGTTCTTGAACTACCCTGTAGTGCGTAAGTACATTAAGGGTTTCGTAGATGAGCAGATTAAAGCAAATGCTGACCAAGGTCTTGCTAGTGGAGATAAAAACTCTTTAGGTATCCGTAAGGTCTTAGAGGGTAGCACTAATACTAACAACTCTAACATAGTGCTCATAAGACTACCTGAAAAGAAAGATGAGTGGTTAGAGTGAGTAAATATACTGTATATGTGCATATTTTTCCAAATGGTAAAAGATATGTAGGCATAACAGGACAATCAGTTAATCATAGATGGCAAAATGGTAAGGGTTATATAGGTCAACCTGTTTACAATGCTATTTGCAAATATGGGTGGCATAATATCGAGCATAGAGTTCTTTATGAAGATATTACTAAAGATGAGGCTGAGTCCTACGAAAAAGAATTGATATTAGAATGGAAAACTTCTAATAGACGATATGGTTATAATATTGAAAAAGGTGGTAATCTTAATAAAACTTTGAGTGAAGAAACAAAACATAAGATTAGTGCTAAAAACAAAGGGCAAATTCCTTGGATAAAAGGAAAACACCATACAGAATATTCTAAAGAATTAAATAGATTAAAACATTTAGGTAAACCTGCATGGAATAAAGGTGTAAAATTTAGTGAAGAATCTAAATCTAAGATGAGCGAATCTAAAAAACTATTATATGCGAAAGGTTGGTTACTTACTAATGCTAAAAAAGTTATTTGCCTAGAAACAGATGTTGTGTATGACAGTGCTAGAGAGGCTGCTAGAGCCCTCAATATAGTAAACTCTCATATATCTTCATGCTGTACTGGTAAAAGAAAATCAATTGGAGGTTTTCATTTCCAATATTACAAGGAGGTGATGTAAATGAGTCAAGAATCTAAATTAGACATGCTACAGTTCGTAGAGTATAGTGAGGACAACCATAGAGTGTACAAGTGCCCAATGTGTGGTAGTGGTACTATCAAGGTACATGACAGCGTATTCTATGGTAGGTGCGATAGTTGCCTTGCTACACTTATAGACTATAAGCCACTGCCTCATCAGGTTAAGTTCCATGAGAGTAAGGCTAAGTTCAAGCTAAATATTGGAGGATATGGCTCAGGGTAAAACTACTATGGGAGCAGCTGAGATAACTAACCATGCCTTATCGGTGGCTAATGGTAGAACTCTTATCACGGCTCAGTCAGTTCAGCAGGTTAAAGAGGCTGTCCTACCAGAGTTAGAGAAATTTCTGCCTGTATGGTTCATAGCAAAAGCGACTAAGACCCCACTACCTAAGTACACGCTTACTAATGGGCATGAGATAGTTGTCTATGCTAGTAATGACGAGGAGAAACTTAGGTCACTTAACTTAACAGCCTTCTGGATAATAGAGGCTAGTGGTGTTGACTACTCTATCTTTACTCAGCTTACAGCACGTTTGAGAAACAGAGCAGCCGTTGTCAAGGACAAGACTGGTAAAGAGATTGAGCATAACTTCTTGGGTATTGTAGAGAGCAACCCAGAGGAAGGCTGGATAAGAGATGAGTTCTTACTTAGAGCAGATAAGATATTTGCTAGTAAGAGCGTTGACATAACTAACTATGCTAAGTTAAGGGTTAAGAAACCTGAGAAAAGTTATCATGCGTTTCTATCTGCTACTCCAGATAATAAAAATTTACATGAAACATTTATCGCTGACTTATGCGTAGGTAAGAGTGAGAAATGGATTAATAAAATAGTCCCGTTATGCTGCAAAGCATAAATGAAAACACCGAGAATTGCTGGAAAACCCTAACAGATAGTGCTGAGGGCAACCAGCAGCCGAGCCTTGGGAACAAGGAAGGTTCAACGACTATCTCGAAAGAGAGTACACCCAAGTGGGTGGAAGTACGGTGCTTCCCATTGGGAAGAAGATATAGTCTGCTCTATATGGAAACATATAGATGATTAATTGACAAACAATTTTGTTAATTAATCTGGTAAGGTCTAACGAACCTTATTGAACAAAAAGGAAGAAAATATATTTATTGCTATTTAGAGGTTAAAGAAGGTGCTGTTTATCCAGATTTCAGTAAGTGCATAGTGGACCCATTTGAGATACCTAGTAATTGGCTTAGGATATTTGGGTTCGATAAAGGTTGGACAGATGAGACCTGTCTATGCTGTGGAGCACTAGACGTTAAAAATGGAATATGTTATATTTATGATGAGTATTATGTATCAGAAAAACCTATGACGTATCATGCTAGACACATACGAGAGAAAGTTATAGGTTGTAAAATGTATAAGCCAATACTTGCAGACCCAACAGTTCGTAATAAAAACGAAAGAGATGGAGTATCTTACAGAGATTACTTCTATAACGTATCTGGTATATGGCTAGAGGAAGCCAATAATGCTATATTTGACGGAATAGAACGTGTAAGAGATTTCATGTATCAAGGTAAACTTAAGATATTTAGTAGTTGTGTAAATCTTAAGCATGAAGCTCAGAACTATACTTGGAAAAAGGGTAAGGACGGAATCAGTAAGGACGAACCCGTTGATAAAGAGAACCACCTTATGGACGCTATGCGTTATATGGTTATGGGTTTACCATTTGATATAAAAGATATTGCAAATGAGGGGGTTAGTAAAACTAAGGAATCTATACTAGATAGACTTAAACTAAATGAAACAGAGGACTCTGAGACTAGTGGGGTCTATGGTATGGGTAACTTTGATTTGTAGGAGGACTATGGAAAGATTAGATAAGTTAGAAAAGTTAATACAAGAACTAACATTAAAAGTACAAACACTTGAATCAGATTTAGAAAATCTTAAGAACGGCGAATTTGGTACAGGTGTTTACCTAGAAGGGTGTAACGAAGAAGACGCTGCCTATATTAAACCAAATTATGATAAAAAGGACGGTAAATAGTTATGAAGAAAACTAAGAATGTAGTAGATTATTCAATTGGAGAAGAACTTCAGAAGTCTGCTAAGTATGTTAAACTTTATGAGAAAGCATACAACTTCAATAGTGAAAGATTCCCAGCATACTCTGAGTTAATGGCGTTCTATCAAGGTAATCAATACCTTTTGTCAAAGTACAAGACTAAAAGACCTTGGGTAGTTAACATGAATACTCCTTATGCTGCTGTTTCTATAGAAAACAGAACAGCGTCTTTACTAGTTAGTGATTATGAAGGGGAACTATTACCACTAGCCCCTGAGGACATTGAAATTGTAGAAACACTAAATAGTGCGTATAAGCGTGAGTGGGAACGTATGAAAGTTGACAACATAATAAGAGATAGTGTTAACCTTTGTGCCGTTGTTCGTGAAGCTTATTGTCATATTACTGTTGACGATAAGAAGATTCGTGGTGGTAGATACAGTAAGAGAGTTGGGGCATTAAATGCAGAAATTATAGACCCTTCAAGAGTCTTGATAGACCCTAATGCAAGAGATTTAAAAGACGCTGCATATATGATAGTTTTAGGACGTATCTCAAAGAAGGAAGCTATTAAAACTTATCCTAAACTTGAAATGCTTGCTCAGCAAACAGAAACATATACTCCAGAACAACGTGGAGAAATCTATTATGACAATGACTATACAACTGAACAAGAGGACGTTTTCAATGTATGGAACTTTTACATTAAAGATTCAGGTAAGATAAAAAAGATAAAACTTATTAATGCTATTATCGTTAAGGAATCTACAATAGGAATTAGTAGATTTCCTATTGCCCAGATTAGATGGAAGAAAGCCTCACAGAGTTGTTATGGTATCTCATTGATGGACCAACTATTATCTTTACAAAAAGCAATTTGTTCTATAGAAAGTGCTATCACTAATACTGCTATAGCCTATGCTGCTCCTAGTATGATGGTTAGTAAAGGTAGTGGTGTTGACCCTAATGTAGTTGCCAAGTCTAATGGTGCTCCAGGTGTTGTATATCATGTAAACGGTAACTTAGACAATGCTATGAAACCAGTTGTACCTCCTAAGATTCAAGACGAGATTCTATCAATTAAGCAAGATTTTGAAGCAAAGATTAAGGAAATCTCAGGAAATACTAAGCAATTCTTAGGTAATATTGGTACAGCAGCAAACACTGCAGGTGGTGCAGAGGCTGCTATTGAGCGTGCTAAGATTATAGAAACTAATGTAATTAATAACATAGAAGAATATGTAGAAGATATAGTTCACATTATTGTAGAGTTTATGGTTAATATTTACTCAGGTGAAGAACTACTTTATAGTAATGGTAAAAACGGCGAAGGCAAATATGAATTTGATAGAATTAAAATGCCTAGTGCTGAGGACTTAAAGGGACTAGAGTACACATTCTATGTAGAACTAAATAAGAAATCTCAATATAGTAAAGACCAACAAAAACAAAATCTTTTAGACCTATTCCAATTTGAAAGACAATATGACGCTCCTATTAAGACTATTACAGTTGCAGACATCATTAAGAATTCTGACATTGAAAATAAGGACGAAATTATTGAGAGATACAATAAATTAACAAAACAAGACGCTGAAACTAAAGCTGATGTTATAGATAAAATTGTTACAATTGGTACTCAATTTAATGTTGACCAAGAACTAATTAAACAGTCAATAACTGAAATTATTTCAAATTCTGAGAAAACACCAGCAACTGACCAGATTATGAAACTTATCGAACAAGGTTTCCAGAGTCAAGTTGCTGACGCAAACTCAAATATGCAAGTAAATGTTAGTCCAGAGGCTTTATCAATGGCTCAGGACATAATGAATAGTGGACAAATTTAGTGTTTACAAAAATTAATCATTTTGCTATAATTGAAGTGATGAAATCTAATCGTGCCTATGCGATATAAAATAAGTTAGTGTAGAAGGAAGATTTTATGGAAAAGAATGTTTTAGAGAACCTATCTGACATTGATACAATGTTAGATGAAGAATTTGGTCAGGTTGCAAATGACCAAGATAACACAGAAACTAATGGTACAGAAGTAAATACAGAAGATGAAAACACTACTAATGTAGATGATGAAACTACTGAAAATACTACTGAAACAGAAGAATCTGCTGAAGGGGCAGATACGAATAACGAAACCGAAACTGCAGAGACAATTGAAGATACTACGGAAAACAATGTTAATGGAATTTCTAATCAAGCAAACAATGATAAGTCACATCATGCTTTCGCTGATTTAAGAGCTCAAAATACAAATTTAAGAAAAGAAAAGGAAGCCCTAGAGGCAGATAGTTCTTTCTTAAAAGATTTAGCAGCGTCTTATGGTTATACTGATACCAAGGAATTTGCTAAAGCGTATAAAGAGGCTAAAATCAAGAAGGAAGCACAGGCTAAAGGCTATGATGTAGAACTTTACAGACAAACCATTGAACAAAAGGAACGAATTGAAGCCTTAGAAAGACAAAGAGAAGATGACATCAGGAATAGACAATTAAATTTATTTAAATCTGCTATGGATAAAGCCGTTGCAGACTATAATGTGTCTGAAGACGAAATTTTTGATAGACTAGAAAAATCTGGTCTAAACGCCGAACAATTATTATCACTACCAAACCCTAGTCTGATTCTTAATGGACTTCTAGTTGATAAGATTCGTAACAATGCTGAGCAGGAACAAATTAACACCCTAAGCAAGTTACAGAATTTTACAGAGGATAAAAATGAAAACGGTGGTAGTACTCAAACCGTAAGCATTGATAGCCTTTTAAAAGATGACCTTGCAAAATATAAAGCCGATAATTTTTTTGAATAAGAAAGGTAAGGTGTAAGTTATCATGGCTACAGTTACTTTAGCCGTTTTACAAAAAAACGGACTATCTGTCAATGAATACTTCTCAAAGAGAATTCTTGAAATGATTAAATTGGAAAGATCTAACTTTGTATTTACAACTTTAGGTGTTTCTATGAACCTACCTAAAAATGAAGGTACAAAAACTTTCTCAGTTCGTAGATATAATCACATTCCTTTAAACAAAGCAAGTGACCATCTATTAACTGAAGGTGTTGCTCCTACTGCTATGAAACCAGAAGGACACAAAGTAAGTGGTTCAATTAACCAATATGGTGTAATTATGGACGAAACAGATGTTGCTGCTGATATTCACTTTGATAATATCAAAAATATTTATCAACCTGAATTAGCAAGACATGCTGCTGAGTTAATTGAAAGAAATATAGTTGATAATTTCGCAGACGCTTCTGAATATTATGTAGGAACTTCAGCAACTAGAGCTGACGATATTACTGCAGATAATGTAGTAACATTCAAGGACTTTAGAATTGTTGAGTTAACAATGCGTAATGCAAATAGAAAAGGACATCAAAGATATGGTGGTAAATTTGTTAGTGTAATGCACCCTAACGTAATGAATGACCTATTAGATGACCCAGTATTAGTTAATAAATTACTAGTTCCAGGAAATGAAAATGGACCTATTAAACAAGGTACTATGGCTAAATATATGGCTTATGGTATGTATTTTGCTGATTCATTAATTTGTCCAGTTAAAGCCAATACTAGTAGAGTTAACGTTTATACTTCATATGTTCTTGGTTATCAACCTTATATGGTACTAGGACTAAATGGACAAAATGTTAAGTTCTATGATACTGGTTTTGGTGCTGATAAATCTGACCCTCTAGGTCAAAAATCAACATTCGGTTACAAATTATGGACTGGTGCTAAAATTCTAGACCCATTAGCAATTACTGCTATCTATAGTGCTTCTGCTTATGATATTGCACTATATGATGATAGTACCGATACTATAGGTAAAGCTGCTTCACAAGCTTAGTTTACTGCTTAATTAACAACTAAAATAAGACTACCGTAAGGTAGTTTTTCTTATGCTTACAAGACTCTTGAACTTTACAAATAAGTCTATTGTTGGTATAATTAACTAGAAAGGTGGAATAACTATGCAAACAGAGAAAAAGGTTGTTGTTAAAAAAAGTGAACCTATTAATGTAGGTAACTCCAAAAGCGAAGATAAATTTTCTGAGAAACAAGCTAATGCTGCTGCTACTATGGCTTTAAAATCTGCAATTGAAGCAAATAGTGAAATGGCTGTTCGTGAAGCTGAAAAAACATATGCTATTGAAAAACAAAGATATATGTTAAATAAGTGTAAGACAGACAGAGTTGTTACTAGAACTATATCAAAATTGTATGCTCCATACTTAGGCAAGATTTATACTTTTAGTTATAATGGAATTCCTGTAACAATTTATTGTGATGGAAAACCTCATGAATACCCAGAATTTATCGCTGAGCATATTGACGACAAGTTAAACAAGATTTCTGAAAGTAACACTTATAAGGAAATTATAGAGGAAAAATTAGATTAGGGAAGTTGTAAAAGACTTTCTTTTTTGTTATAATTTAGTTAAAAGGAAGGTCGTGATTTTCATGAAATTATCAGACATTATAGCGAACAGTGAATTCTTTACTGATGAGAACGCTGACACTACAAATTATTTAAGTTTAGCCAACAAAGCGTTGTCTATTATTAATGTTGAGTGTAAAACACTATTCCCATTTATGACCAGTGAAAGTGAAGATTACAAGAAAATGCCTAAAAACTGGCTATTTGCACTTTTAAGTCCTTATCTTTCTTATGGTGTAAAAATGAACGATAGCTCTTTATCAGAAGCCGATAGATACTTAGACGAATTTTATAGAGCATTAGATAACTTCAAGCAAGCACTTGGAGATTTAGTTAGTTCTTATGATCCAAATGACTCTACTGGAAATAGTGGTATATCTCCAGATTTAGTTAAACAAGAAGGTTTTGGTGGTGTTTATAATATAGACACTTCAAATGCTATAGACGTTGGGTTCTTTGGTGCTGACTCTAATGGTGGAAACTGGTAGGTAGTTTATGGCAATTGTATCAGGTTATCAAAAATTTAGAGGAAACCCAGAGAACAAGTTATTTTATATTCTCGACAACTTTATAGGTGGAATCAATACTGAGTTTACAGACGATAGTAGTGCTAATACTGATTTTGAGAGAATTATAAATTTAGATACTGATAGATTAGGTGCTTTACATAAAAGACAAGGTTTTGGAGAGCTTACTGCTTTATCAAATATTCTTAATCTTCTAGGTTCTAGTAAACTACCAGTAGTTAAAAATAGAACAGAAACAACTCCTAACCCAGAAGAAGATAATGATAATATTGTTTACATGAAACTTCTTCAAAATGATAATAATTGTTTTAGAAATTTAGCAGGCTTCAGTGGTAAATATGGTTATAGAGATTACCAGAAAATGTATGGTTTTCAAAATAATACATTTAAACTATTAATTTTAACAACTAGTATTCTTAATAAGACTGCAACTACTTCATATGCTTGGTACTATAAGTGTACGTTACCAACTTATGTATTAGCACTCGCAAAGACGAGTGACAGCACTTATATTAAAGACACAGACTACTATGCTGTAAGTGCTACAACAGATACTATTTATCAAGCCAATAAGACTTACTTCAAGGTTGATGGTACTGGTTACACTGCTTTAATTGAAAATAAAGATTATGGTGCAGGCGAAACTATAACAGAAACTTTATATGAATACAGATTACTTACTCCAGAAGTTGATTATAATTATGGAGATTCAATTACAACTGACACATATGAAATAAAAGATAATATAGTTGTAGAAGGGTATAAGTTCCAACTTCCAGTAATATTTACTTGGGATAGAAACTTACTTAACATTAAAAATATTGAGTATTATGATAAGATATATTTTACGGAAAACAATAAAGGTCTTGTATGTTTTGATAGAAACTATGAGATAAACTCAGATGAAGCTCTAGGTAAAGCATTTACCTATGCAGGTTTTGCTGTTAATAACATTAATGGAGCATATAAACCAACTGCATTTGAAATATCTACTTATGGTTTTAACTTATTAGGTGGGGATAACCCAGTAAATTATGTTGATGATAGTTCTTTAACTTCAGATAGCATACAAGGTTGTGCAATTTTTAATAAAGATTTTAAGCCAACTTACAATGTTATTCCATCTAGCCAAGACTTCAAGATAGGTATTTATTATACAGGAAGTCATAGTGACTTCGCACTAGAGTTTAAATCTGTAGAAAGCCAAACAACTTATAAGGCTGAGGAAGTCAAGGTTACTGCTGATACAACTAATTCTAGGGCAGGTTTTAAAGTTTATGATGTTGTATTCTCATCTTTCCCTAATGGAGAAGTTGAAGTCAAAATAACTATGACTGGTTCTAGTATTTCTCCATACTATGACTACTTTAAAGTAGGCTCAGTTGATAATGAAACTTTAACAAATATTGAAGGTATTAACGTTGGAGAGTGTAAGGTTATATTTATAAATGATAGAGCCGTTTATTATAAGAAAGATACAATATATTTTAGTCAAATTAATGACTTTACATATGTTCCTAGTAAAAACTATATTACACTTCCACTATCTTCTACTGATGAGATTACTAGAATTTGCTACTTTGAAAAGAGTTATATTATCTTCACTAAAGAACAGATTCATAAAATAACAGGTAATTATTCAGAATCTTCAACAGATTTCAAAAGAGAACTAGTAAATGAAAGTATTGGTTGTCACGCTGGTAACACAGTTGTACCAATTGATAATACATTATACTTTGCTTCTCAAAGAGGTCTATACGCACTTAAATCTAATAAGTTTGTAGAGGGTTATGAGAATGTTAAAGAACTTGACCTAAAGGTTAAAAGATTAACAAGTGATTATACTTTATATGCAGAAGAACGTGATAAACCTGCTATTAGATATAATGGAATAAATGAACATGCTTACGCTTTACGCTATAAAGATAAATACTTACTATTCTATAATAACTATGGAGATAAAGGAGATTATGCTTCTCAAAATGAATTAGATGTATTATGTTATCAATATGAATTAGGTGCATATACTACTTATAGATTTAAAGAAAAACCTACTTTCTTGTTCCTAGTAGATAATGCTATAGAAACTTTCTCAACTGTTAAAGCCAAAGAGGAATTTACAGATAGCAAAAGTATTGTTGACTATGACTTTACTAAAGGACTAACAAGTGACCAAATACCAGATAAATCTGGAAATGGTAATAATGGAATTCCGTCAAGTGGTACTGCACTTAATAAAGGTATTGGTGTTAGCCTTGATGGAGAAACGTCTTATGGAGATATTCCAGACTTTAACGGAGAACTTACTAATGGGTTTACACTAGGTATGTCATTTAAGGCGAACAAGCTTAATGGTGGAGCCCTTATAGATTTAGAGCAAGAATCTTCTTCTGTTTACTCTCAGGTAACTAATGGAGAAATTGTTACAAATACTTTAGATGGTTTTAGAGTTAAATTTACATACTCTAGCACTCCTAACCCAGAAACAGGTAAAGATACTGTGTCATACTCCATTACTATTGTAGGAGACCACCCTAAAGCGAATAGTGGAGAAATCGTTGTTAACGTTAAGAATAGTGCAAATACTGTATTGGCAAGTTGCGTAGAACACTTTGACTTAGTTGATAATTCAAAGTTGCTTAAGAGTGATGTATTTACTATTGATAGAACTAACGGAACATACAGCGATACTTGGAGAATAGAATCAACTATTGCATATGTTATTACAACTAGTTATAGAGAAAAGGGTCCACAAAACTCTGATTTAGAAGGGTACTATGCTCCTACAACTACTAACAACTGGGGAACTAAAATAAATTGGATACAATTAGGGTTCACAGGTTTTAGAGTTTACCCAACTGACACAGGTTGTAGAATAGATTATACTCCTGCTATTAAAGTAACAAGTGGCTTATACACTTATCATAATCATAAAATGGTTGTTACAATTGATGGAACTGACCATGTACACTGTGCCCCAACAATTTCACATAGTTCAGGTACTAAAATATACAGTTGTATAGAAGGTGTTACTTCAGAAGAACCTGGTGTAACTTATCCAGGTGGGTCATCTGTTTACCTATCTTATAATGGAGATTCAAGAGTTATTAATGTTTATCTAAGATACTATTGTAAGTTTACTAGAAAATCAACAGGAGAGTATATTGATAGTGTTGCTACTGGAGCACTACAAAGTAATATACCAACAAGTAAGACAGTTTATAATACAACAAGATACTCAGTTAACCCTTATGGTTCAAATAATCTATCTTTCCAAGGTTATGGTGCAGCAAGTTTTAGACAGATTATCACTAAGACAACTACTAATAATGAGCTTATGTTTATTATGAATAGTGAGTTTGGAGAGAAGTCAATTACTATTCCAGACGCTGACTTACTAAATAAACATGACTGGGAATTTAGAATCATTAGAAGTGGTAATGAATATAACTTTGAGGCTTATAAAGATGGTTATATAGCAAAAACAGATACTATTCCAAGTAATATAGTAAAGACTTCTAGTAGAACTGTTAACCTATTAGGTGCACTTAGAGGTTATACTAATAAGTTTAGTGGAGATATCTATAATTTGTATATATCTAACCCAAGTGAACAACTACTTAACTATACTTTTAGCGAAGGTAAAGGTAATGTGGCAATTGATTCTTCAGCATATAGTAGAAACTGTGCTTTAAGTAATATAACTTGGATAGTTGTAACTGGTGCTTCTATTTCTGGAACCGCAGGGTATATTACACTACCTAAGTTAGATAGTTCAGTTATGTTCAGTAATGGGTTTAAAATAGAATTTAGTGGTAAGATTAATGCTAAAAATGGTATAATAAGAGTAATAGATTTAGCAAAGTCATATAATACAGAAACTTCTCCTATTAAGTTCAACTCAATAAACGTAGGGTTTAAAAATGACTTAATGGCATTTAACTCAACAGGAGAAAACGGAAGAACTTATAGAGTAGAGGCAAGAGGTATTGATACGAGTATATTCCATAATTACGTTGTTGACTGTGTAGATAATGGTAATGGTTATGATATATCTATTAGTGTAGATAATACTGTACTTGCAAAATCATTCTTCAATTATGGTGGAATTGCAAACGTAACAAGATCTAGCAATTTAATTGGTAAATCTAATAATAGTACAGAAACTGCTGTTCCTGATATGGTTCTTGAAAACCTAAAATTAACCATCTATGGTAATGAGTCTGGAATTCCTATTTATAAGAGTTCTATTTACGAATTTGATACAACACCTAAAGATTTCGGCAGACCTATTTACGTTGATGTTAAAACAAAGGCTGTTAATTTAGAGTATCCTCAACATATTAAGAAACTAAAGCATACCTTTATAAAACTAATAGGTGGAGATACTTATAGCGAGTTATTCTTCGAACTATACTCAGATGGCTACCTTATCAATGACCCAGTTAAATACACGGTGCTTGTTGATGAAAACGGAACAATAACCCTAGACTACAACGATAAAGAAAAGAACCTACAAATTGACGGAAAATTAAGTTTACTTGGTAGCCTTGTTTTAGATAAAACTAAACTAGAAGCAGGTTCTTACCAGACAATTAAAATGGTATCCCCAACAAAAGGTAAAAACTTCTCTATCCGTATTTACGGAGATAGTAATGAGTTCTTAACATTAGATAGTTTTGGACTTGTATGTAAATTAGGAAAGGTTAAACAAGGTTAGGTGATAATATGAAATATAATGACAGAATTAGCTCCGATTATCTAAAAGCTCAGTGGAAAGACGGAGAGGTCATTCAACATGTTGACTTAAATACACTAGAAACAATTGTTAAAGGTGGAATTAATGAAAACTACTATGACATTCAGAAAATGCTTGATGGCACTTACATTGTAGGAAGTGCTAAGAGTGTAGCAAATGCCTCTTTATCTAAACTTTCTGATGAACCTCTAGCAAATGACGATAATAAAATTCCCTCTGCTCTGCAGGTTAAAAATTATGTTGATACAGAAATTACTAAGGTAAAAAACAATATTCCTACAAAGTTATCTGCTTTTACAAATGATAAAGGTTATATTGATAAGACTGTTGATGACTTAGAGAACTACTATAAGAAAATAGAAACTTATAGTGCAGAAGAAATAACAGCCAAACTTGCAAATAAGGTAACAATTGTTGAAGGTAAAGACTTATCTTCAAATGACTTTACAGACGCATTAAAAGAAAAGTTAGAAGGCTTATCTAACTATGACGATACTGCTATTAAAAGTTCTTTATCTAATAAACTAGATATTTCTAATGTTAAAAATGTAAAAGATACAACTGCAGGAAATGTATATGACACTACTTATATCAATTCAGTTGTTGGTAATATTGAGGAATTGTTAGGAGGTATCTAATATGAGTGTAGCAAGTGAAATAGCAAGATTACAAAATGCTAAAGCAAGTATTAAAACAGCAATAGAAAATAAGGGAGTAACTGTTGGAGATATTAAACTGGACGCTTATAGTGCGAAGATAGACGAAATCTCTACAGGTGCAGAACCTACTGGAACACTAGAAATAACTCAAAACGGCACTTATGATGTTAAACAAAAAGCGTACGCTAAGGTTGACGTTCCAGAACCTAGTGGTAATATTAAGATAACGGAAAATGGTTTTCACATCATTAAACAATACTCTATTGCAGAAGTAGCCGTTTATCCTACATTAGTTGCTAAAACTATCACAGCCAATGGTACTTATAATGCAAGTGATGATAATGCTTATGGTTATGGTAGTGTTTCAGTAAATGTTCCAGAGAAAACATTAACAACTAAAACTATAACTGCTAATGGTACCTATAATGCAACTAATGACAACGCAGATGGGTATAGTCAAGTTACTGTTGAAACAAGTGGTGTTGATATTAATGAATATTACAATTTAACTAAAAAATCAAATGGAAAATTTATAAGTTATATAAAAAATATACCATTAATAGATACAAGTGAATATACTTATATGGGTGATATGTTTAATAGTTATGTGTCATTAATAACAATACCATTATTAAACACTAGTAAAGTTATTAATATGAGTAGTATGTTTTATAGTTGCAAATCACTAACAACAATCCCACAGTTAGATACAAGCAATGTTACTAATATGAATTTTATGTTTAGTAATTGCGATTCACTAACAACAATCCCACAACTAGATACTAGTAAAGTTCATGATATGAGTAGTATGTTTTATAGTTGCGATTCACTAACAACAATCCCACAACTAGATACTAGTAAAGTTAATGATATTAGTCATATGTTTAATGGTTGCAAATCACTAACAACAATCCCACAGTTAGATACTAGTAACGTTACTGCTATAAATGCTATGTTTAATGGTTGCAAATCACTAACAACAATCCCACAATTAGATACTAGTAAAGTTAATGATATTAGTAGTATATTTTATAGTTGCAATTCACTAACAAATCTAGGGGGATTTACAAACTTAGGGCAAGCATACGAAACGACACAAAATGCTAATTATGGTAATTATGCATTAAACCTTTCTCCATGTCCAAACCTAACACATGATAGTCTAATGAACGTAATAAATGGGCTTTATGATATAGCAAATAAAGGAGTAATGCCTCAATCATTAATATTAGGAAGCACAAACCTTGCAAAACTAACTGCAGAAGAAATACAAATTGCTACTGATAAAGGTTGGGAGGTAAGTTGATGTATGTACATATGAATAAAATGTTGTATAATTAAGGAAAGGAGAAATTGATATGCAATTAATAAAATGGACTAAACCAAAAACGATAATTTGTGATGAAGGTAAACAAATAAGAGCAAGATATGACGTATATGTACCTGAGCATATAGATGAAAATGGACATTTAATTATGGAACATAAGCCATATTATTCTACTACAATTTTTGTTCCAGATAATTTTACTGAAGAACAAATGAACGAGTTGTATATTGAAGAAGACGTTACAAATGTTGAGTAAGTTTATATTAACGATTATATCTTGCCTTGCTAGTGCCTTATTTGGATATTGTGTAAGTCTCATAAAAACACTAAATAAAAAGAACAAGGCTAGTGATGAAGCATTACTAACCTTGCTACAAAATGCTCTAACTAATGTATATTTTGTCTATGAAAATCTAGGAAGAATACCTGATTACATCTATAAAAATTGGCTTAAAATGCTATCTGCTTATGAAGCATTAGGTGGAGATGACTATATTCACATACTTGCTGATAAGATGAAAAATTGGAATATAGATAAAACAGATATAATTAATTAGGAGTAGTTATGTCTCGTCAAGTTGTTTGGACTAAAATAATACTAGAAACATTCTTAGAAGAAAGTGGACTAAATAATAGAGTTTCTATGGGAGATGGAAAAGCAAGAATACTTGAAGGTATTATGCGTACTAGATGTGCAGGTAAAACTATAGTTGAACAAGCAGAGATGTTTAATTGTAGTGTAGATAGTATAAACAAGTATATAGCAGAACTTAAAAGTTTATATGACGCTACACAAAAACATAGTCTAATTCTTCCAGTTAGAAAGCACTCTAAGAAAGAAGAAGAACTAGATAATATACATTAATATTACATTTTTAGTAAATAAAGTCGGCATGTTTGTCGGCTTTTTATGTGACATAATATAATTAAGAAAGGAGAATGCTTATATGGCAGAATTTGCAAGTCATGGTGTAGCCAATGCTGGTCTTACTACTGGTATTATAGGTACTGCACTAGGTGTATTGAATGGAGGTTTAGGTTTACTAAATGGTAACGGGAGAGGAATCTTCAACTACGGATATGGACCCGTTCCTTGTGATACTCCTTGTTTTGTAACGAAAGACGCGTTAAACTATGTTCAAGAACTTGGTAAAAAAGATAGTGAAATCGCTCTATTAAAATCAGAACAAAACACAGAGGTTAAAATTGCAGATGTCTATGAAAGATTAATCACTAGAATTAATTCTGATAGACGTGAACAAGACGCATGGAACGCTAGTCAAAGTGTAGCAAATACACAAATGTCCGCAGCAATTGCAACTAATACTGCAAGTATCAGTGCATTAAACAACACGCTATCATGTATCACAAAAACTGTTGTACCTATTACTGCTGTTTGCCCAGAACCTATGCCTTTAAAGAATAGTTGGACAGCACCAACAAGTACACCCAGTGCTTAAGGAGGTAGTTAATAATGTACAACCTAGAACAAGTGCTAAGAGGAATAAATCTTTACCTAGAGAGTGAGTTCCTTGCCAAAATGAATGGTTGGCAAAAATGGCTAATTGGAGCAGGTTTTGGTATTGCTATGAACAATGCTAACCAAATTTTCAATGAAGTCAAGAATTACCCAGTTGTTAAAATGCTAAATCTAGTTGATGATAATGATAATATTAATGTAGAAACTTTACATGAGGAGTTATTAAAACAAGCTCGTAAGAGTGCTGTAACCTTTAGTCTCCCTACTATAGGTAACGTAACCCTAAACGAGTCAGATGTCCAGAAATTATATAATTGCATTATAGGTAGTTAAATGAAAGAATACGAAGAAAAAATTTGTAACTTCAAAGACTATGCTAAACAAACTTTAGATTTAATGGTTGACGCTTACAAGTGGAAGGTAATGTCTGAGCATTGTGATAACTTAGAAATGAAAGCAAAATACATGAATATTAGCAATACCCTATATGAGTTATTTATGAACGAACACACTGAAATAGGGAAAAGGTTTAAAGAGAATTAAAAAGAGATATTTAATTATCTCTTTTAATATGCTATAATTTTAGTAAGAGATTATAAATTTTGAAAGGTACGGTGGTATGTAATGGCTAGTGCTAGAGAATCAGCCCAAGCAAGTCTTGGCGATATTAGAGATTATGTAAACTACGAAGGTTATCAAAAAATAAGAGACCTTGCACAGACTAATTATAATAATTCTATTAAATCGTTACAAGATAAGTATAATGCTTTAAGTGATACTATAAACAAAAATAGACAGCAATTATATAAAGACTTGACTTCAGGTAGGGCTGCTGTCGCTAATGACTATTATGCCAAAAATAATTTAACAAACGGAACAAAACTTTCTAGTTATTTAGGTAACACAGGTGTTGGAGGTCTTAATAAGATTTCTAATAGAATGAATTTAGGTAATGAGAACTCAAAATTAGCAAATACCTATTATAAAGGTACTGACGAATTAGATACTCAACTTAAAGCAGCCACGAATGAGAGAAACCTAAATATGGAAACTGCTAGGAATACTCTTGATAATATCCTATCAGATACCAATATGAGAGAAAAAGAAGCAGAAAACGATTACAACCAAAAACTTGCTGCACTTGCAGAACAGATACAACAAAGAATGGACAGTAATGCCAACGCTCAGGCTGCACTTGCAGAACAAAGGAGATATAATAACGAAACATTAAAGAACCAATTAAAGACTATGACTCAACAATTTAATGCTAGACTTAATGACCTTGCAGGAGATACTCCAACTTATGAGTCTTATTTAAATGCTATAAGATACTGGTTAAATGTTGGTGCAACTGACCCAAATAATAGAACTGTTGAGGCAGCAAGAAAATATCTAAATAATATTGGAATTTATGCCCCTACGGACTTTGACGCTAAGTACACTATTCCTAGTTTAGAGGATATTCTAGCAGGTAAGTATGTTAATACAAGTCCTGTAAGTAAAGCACCTACAAAGACACAAAAGAAAACTAAGAAACCAACTGCAGGTAGTCCTTCAGGTATTAATATGTCATGGGCTGATAGATTCGGAAATCTAGGGAGGTAATCATGGCAGATTATAGAAAATATGCAGAAAATCTTATAGGTAATTGGAATACAGACCAATATGAAAAACAAAGAGATGTAACTAATGCTATTTATAATACTAACTGGAAAAGTATTCAAAATGAGTTTTCAAACTATTTAGACAAAGTTAAGAACCAACTATCTAGTAGCAGAAATACTTATTATGATACTTTGTCTAACTTAGACAAGTCCAGTGCTCAAAGAATTAATAATATAGCAGAAGACCTAGCAAGTAGAGGTCTTACTAATAGTGGTTTTGCAGATACATACTCACAGGCTGATACTAGTGCTAAAGGTACTGATACCAACACTGCTCTAAGTAAAATTGTTAATACTAATAATACTTATGGAGAAAACCTTGGTAAAATGGTTAGTAGTTCTGTGTCTAAAGAAAACGAGCTTAACGAAAAACTTGGTAATGCCTTAGGTAAGATAGCAGGTAACGAAGAAGGTTCTAAGCAAGCCTATGCTAATGTTGCTTCTGGTATAGCAGAACAAGCAAGAGCAAGAGAAATGGCTAATGCTCTAGCCAATGCACGTTTAGGTGGTAGTGGTGGAACTTCTAAGAAAAAAGAAGCTGATGACCTTGAAAGACGTATGCTTATTGCTGATACTTTATCAAGCACTGATTTAACTGATAATGAAAAAATTAGATATATGTCTATATACCTTGATGTTCCAGCAGAGTTAGGAGAAAGTGCTTTAAAAGCCTATAAAGATAATGTACAATATGATAAATTATCTAAACAAATTTTAAACGCTGAGGCTGTTGCAAGTAGAGCAGGTAACGCACTTAAGAATAATGTTGTTAATACAAAAGATAACCCATTATATTACTATGTTAACCAGATAAGAGCGAAGGACGCTGCAATTAACCCTAATAGCCCACTATCAGACCCTAATGCTAACCCTTACATTTCTTCAGCTGATAGACCTGTTAAGGAACTTAATGACTATATGTATAATAATGCTTTAAAAACTCTAAATAGTTTAAAGGATAAGAAAGCAGGACTAACATATACAGACTTATATAATATGCTGTATGAAACAAAATAGAAAGGAGTTTTTAGATGGCTACTGATAAATTTGCTAGTTATAAAAAGATTCTTTATGGAAATGACTCTACCTCTACATCTATCTCTAGTAACAAAAAGAAAATTAATAATTATAGTGCTAGATTAGAGGCTGCTGATATAGACCCAAAAAAGGTTACAGATAGTAGAAACATTGTAGAAAAAGCTCTTAATTTAAAAGAGGACCAAAACGCTTTATTTGATTTATTTGAAATCTTAGGTCGTCCTCAACAAGCATTGTTCGGAGCATGGGAAGCCTCTCAAAAAGGTGGAAATGCTCTTGAAGGTGCTAAGAAAGGTTTAACTGGAGAAAAGACTACACGTTTTAAAGATATTTTAACTAACTATGGTATGGAAGATACTAAAGGTAAGTTGGACGTTTCAGATGTATTAGGCTTCGTAGGAGATGTTGCCATAGACCCTATGGATATAGTACCTATAGTAGGGTTCTCAAAGTTTGATGACGCTCTAAAAGCAGGTGCTAGCCTAAAGAGTGCTGCTAAGAACCTAAAGACAAGTTCAGACCTAGTAACGGCTGGGATAAGCAAAGGTATTAAAGGTACGGCTACGGCTTTAGATAAGACTGCTGAGAAAGTGCTAACTAAATTAGATGAAACCCAAGGTATTGTAGATAACATAACTGGAGAAGTAACTAAATTAAAGTATTTAAACCCTACTGCTAAAACTGCAGCCAACCTTATGCCAGTTAATTCTGCTACTAATGAACTAACTAATACTGTAGGTCGCCTTCAAAACTATAAACAACTTAAAAATGATATAGCAAATATTACTGTTGTTCCTGAAAGTGTTAAAAAAGCGTTCCAAAGCTACAGAGCAACAGACGCTGAGAAAGATAGAACTAGACTAGAGGCTGCCGTTCTAAATAGTGAAGGGCGTAAACTTGTAGAAAACTATGCTGCTAAGACTGGTGCTGACGCTGAACAAATAGGTAAAGATTTAGCACTATTCCTAGAGAGTAATGCCAACAGAACTATAGACAATAAAACACTTTTATCTATGGCTAAGAACGGAGATTTAGCAGATTATGATGAGGTTATAACAACTCTTAACAAAATGGTAGAAGACAGTATCCCAGAGAAAATTAGAAATGCAAACCCTGAATTATTTAAAATCTCCGTTGATGAGAAAACACATAAAATAAAATTAGGTAAAGGGTTTGACGTTTACAAAGATATTAACACTGATGGGGTTACTACTATAGCTAAGAGATACACTCCAGAACAACAGGCTAGAATTAACAAAATAAATAAGAAATATTTAGATGACGCTGAATATAGAGATTTATTTGATACGATTTTAGGTAGTAGTTGGAGAAGAAACCCTAGTGACCTTACTACTTTACAAGGCAATATAATAACGAAAAATCAGCAAATGTTCTTTGATACCCCTAATGGTAATGGCGAAGGACTAGCTAACATTAAACTTAATTCTGCAAATAACTTAACTCCAGTTAATTCTGATAATATATTTGACGTAGAGGAAAACGCTAAACCTATTAAGAGAGGTTTAATAGATATGCTTAACGCACAGGTTGACAAAAACCTTGGTACGAAATTAACAGATAAGTATAGTTATCTAACTAATGACAACTATATACCTCATACTCTTACAAAAGAAGGACAAGATATAGTTGAGGACTTTAACCGTATATTAGGTAAACAACCATCTTACGGTAACAAGAGATTATTAAGCTCTAGGACAAGATTAGGTTCTATAGAAGAAATTAATACAGAAGTATCTAATTATATTAAACAACTAGACGCTGATACTCTAGCAAACTATCCTAAATTAGCAGAGTTTAATAAAAAGAACTCTAAATTCATGGAGGATAATCTCTTCCAAGCTATCAATAATAAATATCTTGATCCTAAGACCAGTGTTATTAATAATGCAGCACAGGTAAGTAAAGCTAATGAGATACTTGTCAAAGGTGCGTTCTCTAATGCTGAGGAAATGATTAATCTTAAAAATAAAATAAGAACAGCTTCAGAACTAGGAGATACATTTGCAATTCCAGAACTTACTAAGAAGTTAAATAAGTTAGAAGATGGGGCAAATATAAAGATACTATCTAAAACTGATTCAAATGTTCCTAAAGGTTTTACTAGATTAACTAACTCTGAAATAACTGAATTGACCGATAAGTTTGACACTATGAATAAACAATTAGGTATAGATGGTGGGTTTGGAGATTTATCTAAAGCCCTTAAGAAATATGGTGGAGATGTTGCTATAGATAATACTATCTTGCGTATGTTTAGACGTACTACTGATGAAACTACTAAGACTGGTTTAAGTAAGTTATATAATACTTATATAAATAGTTTTAGAAAATGGAAAACAGCTTCCCCTACATTTCTAATTAACAACTTAGTTGGTAATAGTTCTAATTTAGCTTTAAGTGGCATATCTCCTGCAGAACAAGCCAAGTATGGTATGACTGTTAAAGAGATTATGGAAAATGGAGAAAACTATAGTCTAGCAAGACTTCTAGGAAATAAGGTTACTAAGAAACAACGTAAGATAGCAGACTTATGGGAACAATATAGAGCCTTAGGTTTTGACACATCTGCTTTAGAACTTAACGAAATGCCAAAGGAAATTAAAGAACTATTTACTGGGGAGCGTAAACTATCAGGTTTCAAAGACTACTTAGTAAATGGAATTCCATACTTTAACAACCTTATGAATAATAAAATGGATATGAGTGCTAGACTTACAGTTATGCTTAAATGTATAGATGACCCTAGTTATATTAAGAGTCTAGGTGTATCAGATACTTATGAGGCTATCTCTAAAGTTATGTTTGACCCTAGAATGCTTACAGACTGGGAAACAAAAACTGCTAAAAATTTATTCCCATTTTACACTTATGCTAAGAATAACTTAATGTATCATGTTACTAATATTGGTAATAATGGTAGAAGATATAATCAACTTATCAAAGAAATGCAAGGACTACAAAGACTTGCAACTAACGATAACGAAGAAAATATGACAGAATATCTAAAGAATAGTTTGTATATTCCTATTCCTGGAGTGGATAAAGATGGCAACTATAAAGTGCTTAGAGCTTCTCTACCATTCGGTCAATTTGTAGAAACAGTTGATGACCCTTTAGGTCAAGTTGTTAACACACTTACCCCTGCCGTTAAGGCTCCTATTGAGAACTTACTTGGTAGGTCAACTTACACTGGTAGAGATATTGAGAAATTCCCAGGGGAAATGAGTAAGAATATTCCTTTCTTAACTAAGAAACAAGAGAAATTCTTATCAGATATTTCTGGTTTAGATGTTCCTATTAAACAAGTTTCCAGATTTTATGAAGGCTTGTCAGACTCATTTAACAATGAGGACAACAATATTGCTGGAGATATTTTAAATGGTATTAATAATACTATTACAATGACTAACAATATTAAGACTGATGAGTTGTATAAAACATACGAACAGATAGATGAACTTCAAAATATTGTAAAGAAATATAAACAAAAGGGATATAATATTGCAACATTAAGTGAACTGCAGAGAGCTAATAAAAATGGAAGTATAGCAGGTATAAACGCTATATTTAATAAATACGGTATAAAATAAAAAAAGAGAGTTTAAATACTCTCTTTTCTTATGTATAACAAACTCACTCGCAACAAACTCTTACACATAATATTGATACACATTAGTAAAAAATAGTTTTATTAAATTTAATAATAGCTTTAATATGGGCATTTTGGAGATGTCCCAACCAACAAAAGATTCAGGAAATAGCCAGGGGGCTGACTATTCTGAGGGTAATAGCACACATAACACGAGTTTTTAGAGATAATTGACTATGGTTGATAGGCTACAAAAGTGGTTATAAATAATTTAAAAATTGGAATATCAGAAATGATTTTTACATAGTTTCTAAAAAAGTAAGTCAGTCAGTCAGTGCCGTAAAGGAGGTACAGTACGGCTAATAGCCTATCAACCATAGCCAATTATTTTCTAATTGGCGTAATTCTTATTGTTGAGTAAGTGGTAGTTGGTTTTCTATAATCTTCTAGGTTAATGTTAGGGTAGTCAATAGATAGCCTATCTTTGTCTATATCCCCACGTCTTTGCCCAGTAGATATTACATATCTAAAATCTCCATCACTATACTTACTATCTGCATAATGCTTTTTAGCATAATCTTCTAGCTCGTCAGCTTCTTTCTTACGGATAGCTATTTCTTGTTTTAGTTCTCCTAGTCTGTGTAGAAGGTCTTTATCATATTCTTCCATATCTCCAGAAGAAATATCTTTTAATGCTTTTTGTTTTGAATATTTCTCAACAATTTCCCAAGGATAATTCTCTCTAGGAACAACTCCCATAAGAATTCCAGAAACTGCAATAACTAGTTCTGCAATATCTTTTTGTAATTCTTTATTAGCTTTTATTAATTTAAACTTAGGTTTACCATTTTGCATACCACATAGTAACCATTGGTCTAACCCCCAAGCCATCATATATGCTTGGCATTGTAATTCATAACCAAAACTTTCAGTAAATACTTCACTTTGGCTATTAGAGTATTTGTTTTCTACTCCAGTTTCTACACCATCTATAAATGTTCTACCATCTCGTTTACATTTAAGTAAACCATCAACAGCGTATTTATATTCTGTGTTTCTTTCGTCTATGATAATACCAAGTTTTTTCTCAAAGAAGTTTAAGCAGCCTTCTTCCATACAATTACCAAGGTCCATACGTTCTTGGGCTTCTTGGTCAAATTCTTTTGCTATAAGTCCTAGGTCTATGTCTAGTTGTTCATCTATAGTATTAAACCCACAACCAAAGTAAGAACTAAGTGAACTTGCTATTATATTGAATCTTTCTTTGTTCATATTTCCCTCTTTCTTAAATATATTATATCATACGTTTTCTAAATCATGCACTTTTACACATAGTTTTTCAGTATATCTTGAACATTTTTACCTTCATCTATACTATTTAGTAAATATATAACTTGATTTAGACTGCGTACTATGACTCCTATGCCCCCATTTTCATTGATAGTAGCGAGTTTTCGTAGTTGGAGTCCTGTTGGTACTCCGTCATCTTTTTTAAGCTCTAAGCCTAGTAAAACACCTTTATAGAGTGCTATTATATCAGGCAAACCATTTAAGTTATATTGAGCTTGAAATCTTATGTGACATACTCTACGTTCCCTTAGATATTTTATAACCTCTAATTGTAAATCACTTTCTAGTCTATTCCCCATTATGTTTATTCCACCACCTATCAAATGTTGTAAAACAATGCTTACAGAAATCATACTTATCTCCAGTATTGTTGAATCTTCTTTTATCTCCGTAAGTTTGCTTAACAAGCCTTATAACGTCAAAGCGTTCTAACTCTTTATGGCAGATACAACACTCATAATAGCCAATAGGTAGCCATCTACCATTTTCATCATACATATTCTTCAGCACCCTTAATTACTCATCTACCTTTTTCTTTTTGTTTTTCTTTTCAGATAAAAATTTTACTTCTTTACCACTTATAAATTTAGGCTCTCTAACTTCTAACAATGATACTATATATTCCATACCATTATACAAACCTAACATATAACTATCATAATTGTAATTTCCATTTTGACTTTGTAATTCGAGCATTTCGTTTGCTATTCTCATTGATTTTTCGTATTGTTTTAATCTTTTTAATTTCTTTAATAGCATTATTTATCATCTCCTATCATTAATAGTGCTTCTCCAACATACTCAATTGCATTTTCTTTATCTGTAACAAATATATAAGCCGTACCTTTCATAGGTATTGGTACTCCTACCATGTATCTAATATAATCTTTACATTGTTTAACTTCATATATAATTCCTAGAGAGCCACACCACTTATGGTTCTCATTAAACTGTACAACAGCACCTTTATTTAACATTTTGTTTTCTCCTTTTAGGAGTTAAGTTAGTTATAAGGTATTCAGTTATAACGTCTAGGTTGGGTTCTAGTTGTGTCCAAATATCTATCTTTACCTCATCTTCCTCTGCATTTCTAGTAAATAAAGGTCTTACTAACACTTCCCATTCACTTTTAGACCAGTAACGCCACATTAAATAACTCTTTACTATATTTCTTATTGTGACATAATCATAGTCTTTTTTAATTGCTTTTTTAACTTCATCTATTAATGCTTCGTGCACTACATTAGTTGTTTTTAAAGCCTTTTCATTACTATCCCAGTATAAGGCGTACCATTTTAATTCTTTTTTCACTCTACTCATTACTACCATTTCCTTTTTCTATTTCTAGCATTTTATCCAATAAATCTGTTCCATATAATTCATTATCAGTTGAAATTATCTCTTTAGCATATTTTTTCAAGTCATTCCAATTACCCTTTAGTTGTTCATTTTCTTTCTTCAACAACATATTTTCCCAATTAACTTTATCAACTACTTTGTCATTATGTTCTGCATTTTCTCTTAATATTTTATTTTCTTCTTTCCAATTAATCATTTCATTAAATAGTTCCATAAATACATCTTTAGGTATTAAATAATGGTCTGAACCTTGTATATAATACTTGCTATAATCTTCCATTTTCATTTTTCTTTGTCCCTTCATATTTACTTACAACTTCTTCTCTACAACCTTTATTACTACAATAGATATGCCCAGAATACATAAATATATCAGTTCCATAACATACAGCACTATGACAATTAGGACACTCTACTATAAAATCTAATTCATCATTTGAGTTTCTTTTATCTAATATTTTTATTGGTGGTTGGCTTAAACTTGCATAGATATAATTATCTAAATCTTTATTTACAAATTTATCTCCAGTAACTGAACAATTTAGCATTTTTGCAATTATTTGTTCCTTCTTCATTATCTACTCCTTACTTTCTCATAAACGTCTATTCTATAATTATTTTTTGTTTTATTAAATGTACACACTAATTCTATTTTTTCAAATTGTCTTACTGTGCAATAACAATATTCGGTTTCTTTATTACTTAATAAACCTTTTTTCATAACATAAACTATAAATTCAAATATTTCATAGTCATCAAATGAAGTAGTGTTATTATGAATTATAAATTTTTTATTTTTCATACTTATTCTCCTTTTAAACCATACATACATTTATGTTGATTATGTGCAGATAAATCTTCTATGTAAACACCACCATTTTCTTCACATATTTGCCTATCAGTTTTAAAGCCATTTTGCCAACTATTTACAAATGCTATTAAAATAAGCCCACCTACCATTATTACAAATAATAATATAAACCCTAATGTTTCTTTATTCATTATGTCTCCTTATTCAGTAGGCATTTGATATACAATAGTATCTTCATTATTACTTACTTTTATATTACTAGGGCATTTATAATGAAAATTACCTAACTCTGCTTCTTGTATTTCATCTAATACTTCTAATGCTCTTTCTTTTGTTTTATATTCTCCTAATGTGGTATTACTATCTCCATCATAAGTGCTAATTCTTTTATTATCATAATTGGCATTTAAAAATACATTATATACTTTTATTAATATTCTTTTATCTTGACTGCGTATCCATAACTCCATTTTTATCAGTCCTTTCTTTTATATATTTCCATATATCGTTAAAATCAATATTATTTAATATTTCTAATGACTTATTAAGATATTCAATGTCAAACCAACCAAAATGTGTTTCCCTTAAATGCAAGCCTAATCTATGTGCTAGATAACCATAACAGTCAGTTCTTTTAAAATTATATGTTTTCCATAATGGGTCAAACTTATAATGACACTGCATTTTTAATCTTTTCATCTCTTTAGTTGCTAATCTTCCTAATGGTTTCTTACTTTTTGTATTATGAACACCAACACTAGCACCACAATTATCACATAAATAACAATAACCATTTCCATATTGTTTGCCATGGTATATCTCAGCATTGCTGGTATATCTTACCTTATCACTACCACAAACATCACATTTTGTAGGTATTTCTCTAAAGTCAAATATACAGTCCTTCCATACATCTTCTTTCATTATGATACCTCCTTTAAAATATTTAGTAATTCATCTAAAACTTTATTAGATTCCCTACTTATATCTTCCATTTTTAAAAGTGTTATTCTACTAAATATTTTGTCAATAACTTCTTTTTGCTTTTGGTTTTTAAAATATAACTTTTTAATATAATTGTCAGCATGGTCCAACTCATCTAATAATCTTTTTATATATCTTCTTTGTTCTAAGTTCAATGCTCCCCACTCTCCATATCTCGTATTATTAAATTGTGGGCACTCTATTGCTTTTCTTATTTTTTCTCTATAATTCATACTCAACCTTATCTTTCCAACTAGTTTCAGACATTTCTACCTCGGCTATCATAGGCACATTCTTTATTGTACTAAAAGTATCTTCCATAATATGTTTAAATTCTTTTACATAACCTTCTTCTCCACTAGGCACTAGAAATACTAGTTCGTCATGGATAGGGAGTACCATTTTTGTTTTTAAATTATGACCTTTAATATACTTCCAAATATTTATCTCAAAGGTTTTGACCATGTCTGCACAGGTACCTTGAATTAAGTAGTTACAACCTTTATAAAATTGCCTACTATCTTCCATATAATAACGTCTTCCATAGAGATTTTCTACAAAGCCATAAGAGGCTAATGTGTTAGACACCCATTCTTGGTAATCTTTGATTCTAGGAAACGCTTTATAGAAAGCTGTGTCTAGTGCCTGAGCTGTTTCTTCATCTATCTCTAGGCTTTCTTTTAGTGCTTGAACTCCACCTTGATAAACTTTTAGGAAGTTACACCTTTTACCTAGTTTACGTTTCTTTTTAAACTCAGGACTATCTGGGTCTATATCTGGAAATGCGTGCATTGTAGTAGCACTATGTAAGTCTGTAGGGGTCCACTTAATACTTGTATCTTCTTTTAAGAACCACTCGTAGTTGTTAAATGTTTTTAGGTTTTCTATATTAGTATAATCAAATGGTTCTAAAGAAGTAACACCGTTTTCATTAACAAATCTGACACAATTGTAAGGCATATAGGCACGGCATAGGTTCAAATCAGGCTCTTTACTATAGAATATGGTAAATTGTGCTTGAACTCTTAACTCCATTTGGCTTTCCAATATTGTTACGAATTAATCGTTTCCATTAATTCTCTTATGCTTTCACATAAGTTCAGACTATATCTTATATTTTCCACTTTCTAGGTCTTTTCTATAAGTTTCAAATATCTCTGCACTTCGAGTTCACTTGAACTCTACTCTACTCGGTAGTTGCCCTTTCGATAGTCGTTGAACCTTCCTTGTTTCCAAGGCTTGGCTGCTGATTGCCCATTGTTACATACTTTGAATTTTCACACTTTGGTATCAAAGTCTTTAGGGGTTTCCAGCAATTCACAGAGTTTTATATCGACAATAATTGTCTATCGATAAAGAATAATTTATAACCATCATCACAGATAAAGGCTTTTCTAGGGTGGAATAATTCATTTCCATCTCTGTCAAACAGACCTTCTTTAGGTTGTTGTTGCATATCACAGCTAACTCTACCAGAAACTGCACCATTATTGTTAATATCTGTGTAGATTCTACCATTTATAACACTATTTAATTTCCCATCTATATAGGTAGATAGCCATTTATCTAGTGTCCTTAATTCTAATATGTTCTTACAGATACTTATAACTACTTCATTAGTTGTATTATTTATAATATATTTTAATGCTTTCTCATCTGCTTTTGCTGTTTTTATGCCGAACCTATCGTTAAGTAGTTTCTTAATAAAGGCATGTTGACCTACTGAAAAGTAAGTTCCAGTATAAATAAATAACTCTAAATAAAGTAAATCTCTGTAGGCTACAACTTTCTTTCTGCTTTCTAGTATGTAATCTATATCAACCTTAAACCCAGTATTTTCCATAAAGGCTACAGCCTTAATAAGTTCTCCTTCTCTTTTTAAGACAGTAAAGTCCTTATCTACTTGTTCTAAGACTACTAAGGCTTTCTTTAGGTACTCTAACATAATGACTATATCATCAGCAGCATAACTTCTCATTAATTCTGGTTCTCTATCATAAACGTCTTTATAATTAGCCCTCTTGAAATGCTTATCAATAACCATAAAGTAAGGGTCATTATCGTTTACAAATTGTGTTCTAGTAGATTCATACCTATCAATTAGTGAAGTTAGTTTTCCAGTGAATCTAACACCATTTTTAGTGGTTGTTGTAAAGCCATCATCTGGAAACTCTTTTACTAAGATTTCTTTTAGTTTTTCTCTACGTTCCTTATCTATTTTGTGAATAATATCTTTTATGATTTTACCAGCAAATTTAGCAGACTCGTCAACGTACCTTCCACCAAGTGATTCTAAACTTAAACTAACACGTTCGTCAGCATTTTCAGTAAGTCTAGCCACTGTGATACTATCATAAATCTTAGTTTCATCTTTAATAGGACTACCACCATTTTGAAACATGTGATAATCGTACTTTGCATTATGTGCAAACAATGAGATACCATTTTTAGTAATATAATCTACAAAGTATTCTCCTACCTCTTTTGTATAATCAATTGTATAAATACATTTATGTTTTCCACTAGACCAACCATAAGAAAGTAAGAAGGGTTTATCTTTTATGATACTTAGACCTGTAGTTTCAGTATCGAACCCTATAATATTTATGGGGTAATCTACATTTAAACTTTCTTTAAGTTCTTCTAAGCTATTTAAGTGCTTATAACTATATTCCAATTTCTGATAAAGAAACATCTTCAGTATCGTCCTCTCTTAATCTCCATTTGCCAAATGCGTCTGCTAAACCTTCAACAATTTCTAGGAATGATATAATCTCTTTTCTATACATTTCCCCACCAGCAATAAACACTTCATCATCTAGTTTTCTTAACCACTCGTCGGTTAAAAATTCATTAACATTTAAAGAGTATTTGTCTTTTCTATAAAAGTTAGCAGGAGATACTGATAGATAGCTTGTAGCTATGTTATAGTAAGTCTCCCCAAAGCATAGACAAGTAAATACAACTTCTTGTTTCCATCTCTTTTTGCTCTCCCTAGACGCTCTCGTTATTGAGTAACGTCTGCCTAACACTATATCAAGAATATCTTTGTGTCTGTTATAACCATAGCAGATACCTTTTAATAAATTATTAACTCCGTTATATCCTAACTCTCTTTCTAGCATATCAAAAAGAAGTATAATTCTAATCTCTAGTATCCTAGGGTGTCTCTTATACTTCTCTTTTAAACTATCTGTTAATTCCAATTTTGCCATAATTTCCTCCTATATTTTTCCTGTAAACTCAACACCACTGACGTTGCTGACTTTACTACCTATATCTGTTTTAAATTTCTTGTCTATTCTAGCATAAACCTTTCTGAACTTGTCAGTAGGGTAAACACTATCTCCATTTAATCTAATAAACTTACAATGTACTAACTTGTTAAATAATAAAGCGAATTTATTACCTTCCATACCACTTACACTCATTAAATTACTTCTTGTTGTTCTATTTTGAGAAGCAATAAAGTCTATAATGGTAGAATTGTTAGCATAAACACTTTGTAATATCTTAATATCTTCATCAGTACATTCACTATATGCTCTGTAATCACTAGCATAATCGTTTAATCTAAACACTGGAGCTGAATATACACTATCAAGATATTTAACTATGAAGTCAACTATCTCTTTTGTAACAATTATATTCTCAAAAGATTCGTCAACGTTCATTATTAGACTAGCAAGTGCAACACAAAATCTTGCTAATTTCTTGCTTGTAGTAGTTCCGAATAATGGGAAATTACACTCAAACTTTTTATTAAGTTCTTCTGCTTTCTCCCAAATATAACTTTCGACTCCTTCTGCAAATAAAACATTTTCTTCTTTCCTAGATACAACCCACTTTGCTTTTTCTTCATAGCATTCTTTAGGAATTGCATAGTCATTTAGGTTCTTTTCAAAAGGGTTAAATCTATTCTCAACCTTAGGAATAAGTAAGAACCCATCATATCTAGCAACGTCTTCTGCACTCTTAATTAATTCCATTATAGGCATTACACCATTAGGGAATGTATTTAAGAATCTAGGGTTGCCGTTTTCATCATTAATAGGGTTACTTATAGTGATCATGCGAAGTTTACAAGGCACTCTCAACTCTCCACTTACCCTAGATATTCTTAGTTCGTTACTACTTCTAATATCGGTCATAGTTTTAATGAAATCAGGTTTTGCTCCACTAAATTCTTCTAATATAACAAGCCTTTTATGTTGTCTAGGTATTGAGCCTATCGTGTTACAGAAAGCACCATCAACTTTATTAGAACCACCTATAAGTCCAACTGTAGTTGACGTTTTGAGTGATAGAAAATGCCCAAAGTTATAGAGTTGTACCATTTTACTAGTGGACTCACTTTTACCTACTTGCGTATCTCCTAGAAAGAAAACGTCTAAAGCCCCACGCATGGACTCCCCATACTTAAAATCTAAAATGCTATTAAACACTAAGTCAGTCATTAACCATATATCAAAGTTTAAATGCTTAGCAATATATGTTCTAGCACTTTTATATAGGTAACTTAATCGTTCTTCTACACTACCATCACACTTAAATTTTGATAACTTCTCTATATCTATATCGTATATATCGTTATTATCTAAAGGTATAGCTTGCGTAGCAACTGCAACAATTTTTTGGTTCTTTGTAGGGTGGGGGTATAACTTATATTTTAGTTTATACTGCTTACCTACGTTTAATTTAATAAAACTATAAACGTCTATCTCTACACCTGAACCATCATTGTCCTTGTCTGTAACTATAGACTTAAACACTGTCTTAGGTTCTTTAAATGTTATATCAACACATGGTTCTTTAACACTAATACCTAGGAAACTTTTAATTTTAGTGGTTATTTCTACATTTTTAGCATTAACTTCTATAAGTTCTAGTAAATCTTGGATATTATCTTCTTCAAGATACCAGGTTCGTTTTTCCCCTTCAAACATAGTATCATATCTTGTATCTTCGCTCTTAAATTTAAAAGCCTCAACAATTGTAGGAACTGAGTATGGGTCAGAAAACTCACTAGCTACAGTTACAACACTTGTTAAACTCTTTCTTATAATACTATTATTTAAAGCATACTTAATTTTAGTTTCTTCGTCAGACTTTTTCTCAACATTAAATGTATGAGTATCTAAAGCATAAAATTCAAATATATTTCCTTTGTACTTTGTAATATAATCATAAAAATCTTCTTTATTTTCTTTAACAACATCACTAATATTAACATATCTTATACTTTTAACTAAATCTTTTACTGCACTATACAATGTTTTCATGCCTTCTCGTCCAGCATTATCATTGTCATAGCATACTATTATATCTTTGTTTTCAAAACTATTAATGACATACTCATTTGGAATAGCTCCTGCTCCACCAGTTAAGGTATAAGCATTTATTCCTATTTCTCGTGCCATTAACATATCTTTCTCTCCCTCAAATAAGTAACAAATACCAGTGCTATTTAAAAATTTGTCATAAGGTATAACCCAACCACTTAGTGCCCCCTTGTCTGACACCATTTTAGGAACACCTGTGTATTTTAAAAGATTATATTGTCTTTTATCTACAAGCATATTGTTGTAATATACTGGAATACCTAGAAATTTCCTAGAAGATTCATCTGTTATTAAGCCAAGTTTCATATCTTCAATAGTAGTTTTACTAAGACCTAAGTCCTGTAATTTCTCCATAAATGAGTCATTAGCCCAAAGTTTTCTACAATATATTTCCCAGTTGTCATAGTTATTAAAATTGTTTAGTAGTTTAATAGCCTTAGTCTTTGATATATTGTTTATCTTTGCAACAAATTGTTCTTCATTATACCCTATGTCACAAACCCAACAATGGAATAAAGATTTTTCTGTATTTATAGAGGCAGAGGGGTGTTCGTCTGAATGGAACGGACAACGAACTTTTACTTCTTCGCTTTCCCAGTTCTCTACCTCTTTAAAATACTTTTTGAAGTATTCCATTAAATACCAAGACTATTGTAAGGTTCTGCACTTTCTGTTTGATTACTATTATTTAAAGGTTTTAGTGATTTAAATTTATTTATTTTTCTTTCAACTTCTTCATCTAGCCCAGTTTCTTTATTTTGAGTAGTTTTCTTGTAAGTATCAGTATAAACATTACCAATACAAGTTTTTCCTACACAATTAGCTTGAATTTGACCAGCCGTTATTTCAGGAACACCAATTGCATATAGGAAATTGTCAATACTCCAGTCCATGTTAGGGTGGGTGGTTAAGTTATGAAAAATAAATCTTCCTTTATATTCTCCCTCAACTACTTCAAACTTAACTCTACAATTATAGAAAACACAATTGTTAACTGTTTCTGTAACATTTTTTCCCTTTTCATCTTTGATAGGTTGTCCGTTTTCTTCTCTCTTAATAACTTGTATAGTCTTTACAGACTCTTTCCAAGGTTCTATTTCTACAACTTTTACCTTGTAGTCGCCGTCTGGTAGAGGTTCGTAGTTAAAACTACCCCTTTGACTTGCACTATATTTTCTATCTAAACTTGTATTTACCATTAATCTTCACTCCTCTTATTATTTTCTTCTAATATTTTATACACGTTCTTTTTAAATTTAGAGAAGAACAAACTACCTAAAACTATATACACTGCTAAAGACAAAAGTTCATTTTGGCTTTTCGTAGCATTCTTTTCTAGTTTGCATTCCTCTATTTTTTCGTTCATAGTCCTATTATAGGCTTTATTAAGCACATTATCTAAGTCCATTATTTTCCCCCCTTTTCAATGAAATCAGTTTTTTCTAAAAACTCTGTAATTATCTTTTTATTATATCTGTAGGTTTCTATATTCTTTATAAAACCCTTTACAGTCATAACTTCGTAAATAGTGATAGTACCATACACGTCCATATCATAGAAATATGTAACACATAGGTTGCTATTAAATATTTGTGTATATAGGAATTTAACACAATTAAATTTTTGGAAATTAGCTAGGTCTTTATTTGTTTTCTCATTTGGAGTAACAAATCTCATAGTAGAACTAGCGTTATTTTCCTTTTTAAGTTGTTCTATAGTAGCGTTCAAAGCGTTTCTATTGGACTGTAGCACACCATCAATTTCTTCTTTTGTTAACTTATCTTTATTTTCTGTTCTAAAATTATTACACCATTTTTCAAAGTCATTTAGTAAATAATTAATTTCTTCTACAAGAGTTTTATTATAAAAATCTCTTATTCTCTTTCTTATAGTTACATCACTAACATAACTATAAGTAGTCATATCTTCAAATTCTTCGTTAGCTTTATCAACTTTAGCATTTGCTAAACTCTCAAAAAGCACCATCATAGGGACTGTTACCTCTAAAATCTTAACACTATCTATATCTCTTTTATGAAATAATCTAGGTTTAAATTCTGAGTCAACTCTAGTTTTTAAGTAGTACACTCCGTTAAAATTAGCATACATATAATGGGTATTACTTATCTTAAAAAATTCTTTAAAGTTCATAAGCCCTCATTATTACTCTTTATCTTTATCAATTTCAGGAAGTATTTCGTCTAACTTATCACAAAAATCTTTTAAAATATCTAATGCTTTTTCAAAGTTGTCATTTGAATTACTATGTGATTCTTTGCTAGATTCGTTGTTACGTTCTAATGGGCTTGAACACATATCAGAGTATTTATCACACCACTCTTTAGCTTCATGAAAGATAAAGTCCTTCATGTCATCAGTAATTAGTCTGTCTTTCATTAGACTTCCTAAAAGTTGAATGGCTAATACTACAAGCATACCACCCTTTCCATTTATACATATTGATTTTTCTGAAAGTAATATCATACCATTTGGGTCTTCTGGTAATACGTTTTTAAACCTTTCAATAGTTTCTAAATAATCTTTCTTTCTTAATTTTTTTCCCATAATATATCTCCTATTCTCCTATCATATTTTTAATTGCTTTCGTAAATACTCTTACGTCTTGGAATTTACTTAATTTTTCTCCAAGGTCTGCTTCACTATCATCTACAGATAAAATAAAGCCGTGTTGTTTAAGTATTGCAACATTTAAACTTTGTAATACTTTTGTTATTTTGTCTTTGTCAGCTGTTTTGATTAGTTGTATTAAATCATAAACGTCACTGCTAACTTCAACTGTTACTGTTTCTACATTTGTATCTTCATTTGTTGTAGGTTCAGTAATTACTTCTTGCACTGGTACTTCTTGTTTTACGTTAGACACATTATTTTGAGTTTTTGTGTCTTGTACTTCCACTGCAATAGGTGTAGGTTCAACTTCAGTCTTTTTAGACTTAGTTGTCTTTTTAATTTCGGGTTTAGTTTCTGTTGTATCTTCAAATTGTAGGTCTTTCTTTTCATAAAGTTTAAGTCCTAAACCAGTTGCTCTACTGGCTACTTTAGCCATAGCTCTCTTTAATGCCTTATTAACAAGGTTTTGGTTGTAAATCTTAGCAGCACTATAGTCTGGATCTTGAATTGGATATTCTTCTACAAATGTTTTACCTAAGAACACACACTCAACTTTAACAAAATGACTAACTACAATTGCCTCTGTTTCAACTCTAGCACCATCTTTTGCTAGTGTCTTATTAGTATTAGTAAACGTATCTGTCCATACCATACCACCTTCTGGCGTTAAAATCGTAGTAAATCGTGCCTCTGGGTCTTGCATATAAGTAAGTCTTTCCATTGTAGCCCAAGGAACATAGTCTGCACCATTAAATGTTTGATTTACAAAGTCTATAATTTCTTTAGCTTCGTTGCTTTTACCATTATAGTTTTTTAAGTAGGTTTCTAACCAAGTTTTATTTTCCATATTATCTCCTTCTATATTCCTAATGCCTCAAAATTTATTTCTGAGTCATCAGTACCATCTGTTTTTTCTTCTAAATTTTTTGAGTCTGTAAGCACTTTATATGTGTCATCAGGTATAATTTCTACTTCATGTTCTTCCATAAGACAACTATCAATTAAGTCAAAAGGTAACCACTTTGCCCATCTAGTTATTGTCCTAGGCTTATTCTCAGCAACAATAACTCTAACCCTAGATAGTTTTTCTCCACTATACAAAGTGCTTAAGAAATCAAATATTGTTTGTTTCTTAGACGGTTTAATTATATACTTTACCATACTTCTCCTTTCTGTATTTTTATAATACCACACACTTCTCTAAATCATGCACTATTTTTATTATATTTTTAATTCATTTAAATCTTTTTCACTAAATTCTATTTTATTCTTTAACATTTCATATATTTTTTCATCAATTGTTTTTTCCATTATCAAATGGTAATATGTAGGCACTTTAGTCTGTCCTATTCTGTCTATTCTACCTAGACTTTGTCTATAAAGTAGGCTACTATCTGGCATAGAATAATATACAATAATATGACACTTATATTGTAGTCCATCTAAGCCCTCACTAAAGGCACCATATTGCCCTATTACAACATCAAAGTCTTTCTTTAATTCATTAGGCTTATCGACTGTGTTTCCGTTTATTACAACGTACTTCTTGCCTATTTTTTCACATAATGCAACTAGCAAGTCTTTTTCTACATTGTAACAATATAATATACTCACTACTTCATCTGTGTTTTTTAAAAATTCTTCTAACCAGCTTTCTTTCTCTGTGTTATCTTCATAGACAAATTTAGAACCATACTCATCTGTTCCCATTATTCTACCACTTGTAATAGATTTTTTACCTACTCTAAACGCACTAACATTATCAAATGTGATATTCTCATAAGTTCGGTTTATTAGTAGTTTATTGTAGTTCTTAGCCTTAGGTATCTTAATATCTATGTATTGAGGTTCATAATCTCCGTACTTTGCTACATAATATCTACAAGTATTTTTAATTATAGGCATTAAATATTTATCTAACTCTAGTTTCCTATAACCAATTATTTCTCTAACTGGAAAAGGCATACCTGGGTATTGAACATAATTTAAAATGCAGAATAAGTTTCTAAAATATTGTATGTTGTAATCAATGTAACCTAGGAATTTTAACTGGGAGTAGTAATCTATATACCCACCAAGGTTTTTCTCTGTAGGCGTTGCTGTCATTATTATTTTATACTTAGTAAGTTCTCCAAGTTCTAAACACCTTTTAGTAATCTTAACTGGGTTTCTGGTACTACCTACGTTTTTAATCTTATGGCTTTCGTCCACAATAATAGTCCAAGAGTCATTAATTACTTTATCAAGACTTTTTATTTTACAAATAATATCAAAGTTGACTACCACGCAGCACTCATCATTATTCTTTATATATTCCTCTATGATACTATCTTTTTTGGTGGCTGCTAAGTTTAATTTATATTTAAGAGGTTTGTATGTTGTATTCTTTTCTAAAACTTCCCACCATTGAGATATTATTTTTTGAGGACATATAACAAGTAAATTTTTAGTCTTATTCTGTGCTGCTCTAGCAAGTCCTGTTAAAGTCTTTCCTGAACCTGTACCCATAAAAAGCCCTATACTAGGAACATATTTTAGTTCGTCTAGTATCTGCTTTTGATATGGTCTTAATTCCACATTTTTTAATTCCATATAATCTCCTTACTCTTTATCTTTTATTTTATAGATGTAGTATTTTCCAAAAATAGGCTGCCCAGTTTTAATTGCATTATACATAGTTCTTTTAGCCACTTTTACACTTCTAATTTTTTCTATAAGTGTTATTAAGTTAGCAACACTGTCACTATCTCCAATATTAATTTCATCATCAAATTCTTCTCCTAGCCTATTTATTTTACTTTTTTCGCATATTATGTACATAAGACACCTCACTATTTAATTCTTTTAACTTCTGTTTTTCAGCGTTAAGTTGGTATTCTAAAAAAGACACATTACCACTATTAGGGTTTATACTTTTTTCAAACTTAAGCATACTTTCTAAATATTCAATGTTACTTTTAACATCTTTTTCCATAACCCACCTTAACTTTCTAATAGATTTAATAGTTCTTGTCCTGTCATATCGTTATTAACATAATCTAAATACCAATTGCAAACGTTCCATATTGTGTCTAAATCTTCTACATACTCTATATCATTATACATAAAAGCATAATCTCCAAAGTGGTCTTTCATTACTTGCTCCATATCTGCTTCTGTTAGATTATGTTTAGTTCTATAGGCTTCTTGTATTTTATCAAACGCTATTCTACAGTCATCAAGTAAATCTTCTGCACCTTGTACACCGTTTCTTAATGCTGTGCTTATGAAGTTGTCAATAAGATTTACATTACCACCATAATACTTATAATAAGCATACCAAAAGTCATACAAGGTACTATACATTTTTTCATAAACTTGGTCTTTAATTGTACGCTCTGGCTCTTTAACTTCAAAGTCTTTAATTACTTCTTTTATCTGCTTAATAATATCTTTATTATCATTTTTAAAAGGTATATTGTCTGCACTATAGTTTGATAAATCAATTCCAAGTTGCCTAGATAGTTCTTTACCATTATCATATACTATATCATATAAAAGTTCTTCTCTAACTGCTCTTTCAAATTCTTCATGAGATATTTCTTTGTCTTTAGAGTTGCTAGGCTTTCTAGTGGCGTCCACATTGTAAAACCACTCTGTTTCTGTTATCCTCCATGTTTTAATGTACTCTATAATATTATCTATTAATTCTTTTAAATTATCTAATTTTTTCATTTCCAAACTCCTCTTTAATCTCATAACCTAGACTTTGTAAAACACTTATCATAGTTTCTATTGACGTTTTATCAATATCATCATATAAGTAAAACCATTTCGCCCACTCATTTCCATCATCTATGTTATCATTCATAGTTTCATATACTATTTTAGAATATAAACTAATAAACTCCCCTTTAGTTAGTTCTTTATCTTCCACATTTTCATCTGGACTTTTAACTTTAAACATTTTAATCTTCTCCTATTCTATCATTTAATGCTCTGCTAAACATAAATGTTAGTAAGTCTAAACAACTAAACACACTACCATACGTTGCAAACTTTCCACTAAATAGTTCTTCATTTCCACATACAATAGTTAAGCAATAATTGTTAGTTCCTCTGTTTACAAAACCTAGTTTCCATTTTTTATTCACTAGAATCGTAGAGTTAAGACTGTCTATTTTATCTTTTACTTCTTTTTCTAGTTTCTCTCTTGTAGTCACGCTAACACCTCCGTCCCACTCATACGCATTAAATCTTCATAAGATAGTAAAGACACATCAGTTCCTACTAGTGATAGTTTACCATTAAAATACTCATATAGGTTATCTGTTTCTGTATCTATTAGTAATTTTTCTCCTAAACCAACTCCATAAAAAACTCCGTCTAATTCGTAAATATCGTCCTCATCTAATACTATATAACTTTCGTGTTCTTCTAGTATATCTTCAATTGTTTTTTCTTTTTCTTCATATACTTTAGATTTTACATTATAAGTGCTATATTTACCAGTGCTTGGTAGTGAGTAGTCATCAAACATACCTCCACTAAAATATACATATGGCTTATAAGATGTGTTACTATACTTCACTCCATTATCTTCTACAAATGCACCTATATAATAGATATGCTCTTTATTATCTAAAAAGCATAGTTTACTTGCTGCTTTACTCTCTATAAGTTTCATTACTGCTTTATTTTTATAGAATTTTTTATCTAGTTCTCTAAATACACTTATGAAGTCTTTTATAAATGCTTGGGTATCACTTAATAATTCATAGTAACCATAATTACTTATAATACCATTATGGGCCACACCCACATTAGTAGTTGTTTTAGTTTTTCTTAATTCTTCTACACTGCTAGTTATTGGAAATGGGTGGGTTGTTTCTTTATCATTCTTCCCATGAGTTCCTATTCTAAAGTGCATAACTAATGCTTTATCTGTTAAATCACTATTAAACTCTCTCTTTAATTCTTTTATTCTTTTATAGAAGTCCTCAAACTTCATATAACCTTTATCAATAATAACCTGATTATTTTTAACATACATTAAACCTGCTCCATCTGGGTTATGTTCAAAACACGTTTTTAGTGTATTTTTAGATGGTAATTTTACTCCTTTTTCTTTACTAATTATAATACACATATTTATCTCTCCTCTCTGTCAATATCTTCTAATTCTTCTGTCATTTCATTTACTATAGTTTTTAAGGTATTTATAATATTATCATACATTCCTATAAGTTCTGTATCACTTTCTGGTAGACTACTTCTAATATATGATAAATTTTCAATTGTCATACTCTGGTAATCACATATTAATCTCTGTTTATTGTTAAGGTTGTTTGTATTGTTAAGAAGTACGTCTGCTAAACTAGTGGTATTATCAATTGCTATTTTACTCATATTTTTTGCTGCAATATTCGCTGATACACTTAATAGACTTCCGTAACTTCTTAAAGCGTTTTTATCTTTATCTTTTAGTGCTTTTTCAAGTCCTTTATTTTCTAGTGCTTTAGATATAGTGTCATATGCCTTGCTATATGCTTTTGCTGTCTTATCAATGTTATTATTATATTTAGAATATTGTTTATTAATTATCTTTTTTACATTTTCGCTTTCGTCTACCATATAAGCACTATTGCAAATTCCTTTACTATCACAATATTCTTTTAATTCTAACGCTCTTTTATCGTGCGTTACCACTTTATCAAAGTTGATTTTTCTAATTGCTTTATTAACAATAACTTCTGTTAAACTATTAACGAATTCTAAAGTTGCCATAAACGTTTCAAACTTTAGTGTACCTCTAAATACTCTTAACTCAATTGTATTACTATTCTCTAAATTAACAACTTGGTATCTGTTGATACGTTTGTTTAAACCTTGTAATACTTCGCCCGATTTATAGTATATATCTTTATTCATATTATCATAATTCGATTTTACTTTTGAACTTATGAACTCACAATAGTGGAAGTTCTGTCTCCTACTAAAAGTTATTAACTCATTTTTATAAGTTTCTGTAAATAGTAATAACTTCTTAATATTCTTATCTAAAGTATCACTATTACTCTCTCCAAACGCCTTTTTACTTATATGTACATGAAGTCCGCAGCGTCCTCCATTATGACTCTGGTACCCTTTATCGTCTAAATATTTTAAAATTGCTTTAAAGTCCTCTTTATGCTCATAGATATAATTCATAGTCATAGGTTGACTTATAATCTCAAACCCATAGTCTAAACTTCCGTCATGCTCAAAGCATAGTCCTAGTTCTGGAAAATGTGTTCTTATATAACGTGCGTCATTATTTCGGTCCTCATTATCTACATTACCATTTTCTACTTCTAACTCAAACCCTAGATATAACTCTGTATTATCACTAGCAAGTTTCTTAAACTCTAGGTCAATATCACGTTCGTGGTAATCTTTTATTATATTGTTTGTCAAGTTTCTGTAACATTCTTCACAATAATAACTGTTTGTGTCATCATCATAATACATATCGTCATTAGGATAATCATTATCACAACCCGCACATCTTGTAAAATTGTTATAGTAACATTCTTCACAATAGGGTGTCCCGTCATAGTAATAAGCGTCATCTCTACTTATAGGTTCTTGACATTCTTCGCAAGTAACAAATAAGTTGTCATAGCAACTCTCACAATAATAGTTGTCATCTACATAGTACATATGGTCCTTGAGTCCTACCTCGTTACAATGTTCGCAAGTGCTTAATTCTTCTTCTGCACATTCTTCACAATAGTAATTACCATTATACTCTATTTCGCCTCCCTCTCTTATTTTTTCATTACAAATACAACATACTTTTTCCATAATTTACCTCCTTTATGTTTTTTGTAATTTTTACTATACCTTTTAAAGGTATAATAAAAAGTTAGAACTCTAACTTTTATTTTTTCTTATTTATTTATATCTTTACTTGCTAAAAATGATATTTTATCTGCATATACTTGTAATTGTCCGTCTATTGTTTTCTGTAACATACCTTTAATTCCTACTAAATCACCTTGTTTGCAATATTCTGCTGTGTTAGTTGCTATGCTACCTTCAAGTCTAACTGGTATATAGTCTGTTTCATAAACTCCCTCACTATTCTTATAACTTCTTGGAATTGCTAGAGTTACAATACAATACTTTTTACCCTCTATGCTATCTTGCACTTCTGGAGTGCTTGTTAATCTACCTATTAGCATTACACAATTACTCATTATTTGCACCTCCTCTTATCATTAATCTAACAACATAACCGACTTGACGTTTATATGTTTCCCAGATTTTTCTATCACTCATTTTATCTATGCTCTTATATTCATTAGACTTGTATAACTCTCTTATATCTTCATAATATATAAGCAAGTTACCATATTCTACAATATTATAGTCTTTATAATTTTTAAACTCTTTATAATATCTTTTTACTTCTTCAAGTCCTAACTCTTTTAGACTGTCTAAAATATCATTTAGAACCCCATCTAATTTTTTGTTTTTACTAAATTTTACTTTTTCCATAATATACCTCCTTAATTCATATTACCTAGAACTTCGACTTGTTCTCTAAATAACTCTCTTATTTTTTGAACGCCTAAAACTTTAGTTATCTCATAATCTTGTTCTAAAAATGTCTTTATACCATAGCCGAAATACAAATAGTCTTTTATCATTAACCTTGCTGTATTTATTAAATCATTTTCTTTTTTCATTTTAATCACCTCTATTATTATTATTATAAGTTTATAAAATTCTAACTTTTTATTATACCTTTAAAATTAGTTTTAATTCTAAAGATATTTGGTGTCTATTATTCATTATTTTTATTTATAGACTTATCAAGGTTATTAAATACTATACACTTTAAGTATTTACGAATGCTTGACCTTAAGTGGTCAATGAGCCGTGCTGCTACTCTACTTGATACCTATTTCAAAGTCCAAGCCCCTACACCTACAACCTAGGACACCCGTTAACCCGATTACAAATTTTCAAAGAACATATAGTTAGC